ACAGGCCCTCCGGGCCCCGCCTCGTCGGTTGCTGGCCCTCCGGGCCCCACTGGCCCCGCTGGTACGACTGGTGCTACGGGCTCCACCGGTAGCGCAGCTACGATCACTGTTGGCACGACTACAACCAGCCCGGCTGGTGGCTCTGCCTCGGTCACTAACTCCGGCAGTTCATCGGCGGCAACCTTTAACTTCACCATACCCACTGGCCCTTCAGGCCCCACCGGCCCTGCGGGAACTGCTGGCCCTCCGGGCCCCACTGGTGCGGCCTCCACAGTTCCGGGCCCTCCGGGCCCTGCTGGCCCCACTGGTGCTACAGGCTCTACCGGTAGCGCGGCTACAATCACAGTTGGCACGACCACAACCGGCCCTGCTGGTGGCTCAGCTTCCGTCACTAACTCCGGTACTACGTCTGCGGCGGTGTTTAACTTCACCATTCCGACCGGTCCCACAGGCCCTGCCTCCACAGTTGCTGGCCCTCCGGGCCCTGCTGGGTCCAACGGCGCTACGGGTCCTACCGGCCCGACTGGTCTTACTGGCCCTCCGGGCCCAACCGGTACCACAGGCGCAACGGGCCCCACTGGTCCTCAGGGCTTGACCGGTCCTACAGGTCCTACGGGTCCTTACGGTGCAAGCGGTCCTCCGTTCTTGCAGAACGTCACGTCGGGCTATACCTCGGGCGGCAGGGTGTTTGTGACCTCTGCGGGAGGTCCGGCCCCGTCTGCGATCAATCAGGGCGACGTTTGGCTGGGCATCTAAATGACGCTCAAAGTCTGGAACGGTTCTGCTTGGACTAGTGTCTCCACTCCTAAAGTGTGGAACGGGTCGTCATGGGTAACAGTCACCAACGGCAGGGTCTGGAATGGTTCTGCTTGGGTTACGTTCTTCCCAACTCTGGGCTTCTCTCCAAACATAGCGTTCACTGCGGATGATAGTCAATTCGGGTCTCCGGTAGCTTCTAGTATTGCGTACTTCACGCTTAACTCTGCCGGGACAACTACAATATCGGGTAACACCACAGCAGACGGGCCTACTGTATGGGTAGATCCTACGTTCAGCGGGGTTGGTGCTAACTACGAAGCACAAATCGTTGTTTCTACGCTGACCAACTCAGGCACCAATAGCGGCACGTACCACACGTATACGGTTCTTGGCACAAGCATTGCCTACAACCAAGCTACGCCGTACACAAGTGCATGGACTGCTTTAACTTCTAATCGGTCCACAACAGCGTATGCAGCCTCCGATAGTGGACATCCGGGCGAGATTTCCTCCCTGCAAGGCACCGTGTACATCCGTCAGGTGGGCACAACCACCCCGTCTATCTCCGTATCTTTTGCAATCAGCGCAGAGGCAAACTCCTAATGAAAGGCGAATGGTGTTACTTCAAGGCTCATCTACCCGCTGACTACTGCGAGCGGATCATAGAGGTTGCCCTGTCACGCCCGGCCCAAGAGGCCCAGATTGGCACCGACACCGGGGTCAAGTCGGACACGTCTTTTCGTCGCTCCAGCCTGCGGTTTGTGAACCGTAACGATGCTGAGCTTGACTACGTATTTGACGAACTTTGGAAGCTCGCTATCCGTGCCAACCAAGAATGGTTTGACGTGCACATCAGTAAGCTCGACTACCTTCAGATAGCTGAATATGACAGTGCGTACGCAGGTGAGTACAAGACGCATCACGACATCTTTTACATGAATGGCGATCCGTACTACCACCGGAAACTGTCCTGCATCATTCAGTTATCTGATCCTAGTACCTACACGGGTGGCGACCTGACCTTTGAGCATGTGTCTGCATACCCTGATCCGGCAGAACTGCGCCAGCAAGGCACAGTGATCTTCTTCCCTTCCTTTGTACGCCATGCAGCGTTGCCGGTCACTACCGGTAAGCGGTACTCCGTTGCTGCATGGTTTGATGGTCCCAAATGGAGATGAGCATGGTTAAGCCTGTTAAAAAGTCTGTTGCCAAAGGCCCTAGCGCCACTGATGTAGAGGCCAAGGTCGACGCACACGTTGATGTGTGCGCGGTCAGGTATGAGGGCATCGAGCGTGAGATGCGTGGCATGAACGCTAGACTCAAGCGCATTGAAGCGATCATGATCGGCGGTGCTGGCGCGATCATTTTGTTGCTGGCTCATCTTGCGCTGAAATGAAAGCCAAACTGACCTTCTACGTCACGTTGATGGTCAGTGCGACGCTGTGCCTTGTCATTTTTGCAATGGTCATGACTTTAATGATGGGCCTGTTTAACGACAAGGTAGACAACACAGAGATATTTAAACTGATATCGCCTGCGTTCCAGACAGTCGTTGGCGGGTTTATAGGTCTGTTGGCTGGTGTGAAACTTTCCCATGACGATGAGGATGACTCCCCATGATGACTTTGCTTTCAACCGTAATTTCATTTTTGATGGGAGGTCTGCCCAAGATCCTCGACTTCTTTCAAGACAAGTCCGACAAGGGCCATGAACTAGCCTTGGCGAGGATGCAGACTGAGCGTGAGTTGGAACTACGCAAGGCTGGCTTTGAAGCCCAAGAGCGTGTGGAGCATATCCATACTGAGCAGCTTCAGATCGAGTCTGAGGCGCAGAACAAGCAGACCCTCATCAATGCACAACAGGCTGAGATGCAGGCGCTGTACGCCCACGACATGAGCCTCAATGAAGGGACTTCTACTTGGGTCAAGAACTTTCGTGCCTTGGTTCGCCCAGTCATCACCTACGGGTTCTTCTTCCTGTTAGTGGCGATTGATTTGGGGTTGTTCTTTTACGGATGGCACAAAGGCACTGACTTCAAGGAATTGGCTGACTTGCTTTGGGACAATGATACGCAAGCGTTGTTTGCTTCTATTCTGAGTTTTCACTTTGGCGGCAGAGCGTTTGGCAAATGAACATTGGGGTCTATGAGGTTGTCAATAAAACCAATGGCAAAAAGTACATTGGCAGCAGTGGCAATTTGCGGCAACGGCTAATTAATCAAAAGTCTTTTTTGAAAACAGGCCATCAATTTGCAATTACGGCGCTTAAAGGGCAGAAAATAAACATTGATCATTTTGAGTTCAACGTCATTGCCTATACGCCGACAGTTGAGAAAGCGCATGAGTTGGAAACATTGTTGCTGCAAGAGCATAAAAAAGAAATGCTGTACAACATTGCGCTTCACTCCAATGGGGCAACGGGGTTAAAGCGAGATCACAAAACGTATTCTGAAGGTGCAAAGAAGCAATGGAGCGATCCAGAGCAACGCGCAAAGAAGATGGCAAATATGAGGGGCAAACGGCAAAGCGTTACTTGCCCGTGGTGTGCAACGGTTGGTGCTGGCGGCAATATGCGGCGTTATCACTTTGAGAAATGCAAAAGCAAGTGAACGTGTCCCCGCAGGCTATCCGCACCATCAAGCACCATGAGGGCGTGAGGCTCAAGCCTTACCGTTGCCCGGCGCTGCTGTGGACTGTGGGCGTGGGCCATGTTCTGTATCCAGAGCAGGGCAGACTCAAGCTGGAGGATCGCAAGGGCTATGCACTCAGGGACGGCGATAATAGGGTTTGGACACAGGGCGAGGTGGATGCACTACTGCGCTCAGACCTTGCGCGTTTTGAGTCAGGGGTGGCCCGAATGTGTCCTGCTGCTAGTAGTCATCAAGGGCGCTTTGACGCACTGGTGAGTTTCTCATTTAACGTGGGACTAGGGACACTACAACGCTCAACCCTTCGGGCCAAGTTCAATCGTGGCGACTATGACGGCGTTGCAAAAGAGTTTCTCAAGTTCACCAAGGCTGGAGGCAAGGTTCTCAAGGGGCTGGTGAACCGCAGGAGTGACGAGGTGGCAATGTATGGCAGGCCTTGACGACATCACCAATCCGCTGAACCAAGCTGAAGGCGCTATCAAGGCTGCTAGGGGCGTTCTCAATGAGAGCGTCGGGCTGGTCAAGGATGTCAACAAAGTAGCCGGAGAGATCAAGCAGTACCGCGAGAACAGGCAGGACGAGAAGGCTATTGCGCCCTCCCTGCTGAACAAACGCGCCACCAAGCGCATCACCAAGCGTGACGTAAAGCAGGCAGAAGCTGAGTACGATTCTGAACTCGATTCCTCAATGGCTGCGGCCAAAAAGATTCTGATTGAGAAGAAAAGAGCGGAAGAAGAAGCCGCTATGGTTTGGGCGATGTCCAAGGACGAGCGGGACGCTTATTACGCTGAAAAGGCCGCCCAGATTGAGCGGGTCAAGAAAGAGAAACTGCGCCTAATCCGTGAGGAAGATGCCCGACGGGAACGCAACGAATTGATTGGGGCAATCGTGTTTGGAGTGGTGGCGACGGGGGTAGTCATATGGGGTTTTCTCGTGTGGATCGCCGTGATGAAAGGCAGTGGTATGACTTGGTTGCCCGGCATAACGTGGATCCGGTGAAAACTGTCCCCGCCGACGCAAGTTTGATTGTCACCAGCCCACAGGAAGTTCAGAAAAATCTTGAAGAATGGCGGCGTTTTGAGGCTAGGATTCACATAGTGGTATAAGGAGTTTGATGTCTGGCACGGTGCGCGTGCAACGGTTGAGAGGAAGCTGAAGGGTCGACCCGTATCGTTAAGGCAATATCCGCCT